AGTCTAAACTCATCAATGTTTTTTGTTCCTTCTTTTCCGTTCTCATAAACCAAACTAGAATCTAACTCGTAGAGCTCATCAGCTACTAACCCACAATTTGTATGTGGCTTTCTGTATCCAAATCTATTAGCTTTCCAATCAAAAGAATAGAATTGTAGTCTTTTAATGAAGTCTAATGAGTTAAAATTTGATGAAACAATGTTCTCTTTTAGTCTTTTGTCTGAAGCTGTGCTATCTACCTGAACCCAAAGGTCTCCTGTTGAAGTTCCATCATTAAAATAGATGTCCCTCCCATTGCTAGCTAATCCAATAAATGAAATTTGATACAGCCCGGAAACCGGGTTACCCTTATAAAAGTTTGATATTATTGGGCTGCCTTGTATTATATTACCATTATATCTATTAGCAATGTCTGCTCTTCCAGCAACTGTTAGAAGAATATCTGAGCTGGTTTCGACCGTGTTACCTGATTTAGTAAAGTCTGAATTATTATAAATATAAAGGCCTTTAGGAGCAAGCCCTTCTTTGAGTCCTCGCACTTGTAATCCAACTCCGTATATAGCGTCCATATTAGCTGGAGCATTTATTTGCAGACCTTGTTGGATAGGTCTTAAATAGCCGTGATTACCTAATTTAATTGTTGTCCCCTGTAAAGTTGAACCTATTATAGTTCCTGATTGAATTTTATCACCAGATATTTTTGTACTAGATCCATTTAGTGCATTTACTATTAAATCTCCAGTTATATCAATTTTGTTTCCTTTTATTTTTACACCTTCAGAACTTGCATTAATACTTGTTACAACTTCATCTTTTGTTACTAATTTTTCTGGATCAAAAAACTCTGCTTTATATGCACCTTCATAAATTCTAAAATTAGAAACTTCTGTCTCAGAGCCTAACGGATATAAGTTTACATAGTTAGATTCCCTTTCAAATTCACAAGTCCATACCATAGTACCATTTTTTAACGTTTTTGTTGTGCTATTTCGATTTTTGGCGTTATAGATGAAAATGAGCTTATCTTTTTCAGTGGTTTTCACATCGACAGCAATGGTATATAAAGTGTTAGTTTTTACATTCTCACTTAAAATGAATTTTAAATCATTTCCTTTTAGCGTTTCATTTTTTGTATAGAGATTTTTCTTGTTTATTTTATTTTCAATTTCCGTTACTTTAGAAACTGTTACATTCCAATTATCGCTAGTTTGCTCTACTTTTGTTTGAGTTTCTTCTAATTTTCGTTGAAAAATTCCTAACGATTCAAGCATTTCATTTTTATCAACTTTATGCTCTACAACAGAAGTTATACTGTCCTTTAACTGTTTGATTTCACTGTGATATTCTTCTTTACTAACTCCAATTTCGTCAATATTAGGACTCCAAGCAGTACCAACTGTACCTTCTTCAATTTTCAGTTTCTTACAAGCTATTTTAATTCTCTCTGGTCTTTCTGCTCCTTCTTCTAAATCAAAATATAATATATTATCATCTGAGTTAAGCTTAAAATATATTCTTCTATATTCATTAGGTTTTAAAACAACTGTAAAATAAGAATCTGTATTGCTTTTGCTAAGATATTTCTTGAAAACTAAATTAAAATTATTCAAATTTACAACATCAAAGCTAATCATATAATCTTGATTTATTTTAAGTTCTGAATTATGCATATAATCTATATGTTTGCTAAAATCATAAGCAAATAAATTATCTGCTTGCTCTAATTCTATTTTATCCCAGTTAAAATTACTAAATTCTACTGTTTCATAACCTAACCAATCATTACAGTTTTCGCAATAACTTACATCTACACAATCTGCTATTTTCTTTTTCGTTATATCTGCAGCAGTTGCCCAGTAACTTTGTCCGTCTTCGTCAACAGAATTATAGAAATTGTCAGAGTGTTTAGCTAAGTTATTACCACCAACTTGGATGTTATGAATCGAATCGCTAACTTTAGTGTTTATGCTCACATTACTTGACAAATCTAAACTTTGCCCTACGTCAGAAGCAAGTTTATTTGCTGTTATTGAATTAGCTCCTATAAAATCTGTGTTAAAAACTCCGTCTATCGTCCAAGCATATTTGTAAGGTCCTTGTATTCCTGTGTTGGAATAGCCTATACCATTTTTATTAAATTGCCACACTTTCGTAGCTGTAGCTTCATCATCAGTATCCATTACAAGCATTCTATCTTTATGGTATTTAACAAAACCACCAAAACCACTATTAATTAAATCCGTAGCAAAATTCTTATATTTTTCAAGAATTGATGTATCTAACTCTTTTTTTAAATCTTCAACTTTACTTAAGGCAACAGTACCAGAATTTATAGAGTTGCTAATCATATTAGTATCTTCGCCTAATGTTATAAAAATATATCTATCTTCAATAGGGTCATATCTATAAGATGTAACTTGCTTTTTAAAGTTCAAATCTAGGGGTCCGTGTATTATAGTAACAGTATCTCCGATATATACGGATTCTAGTTGTTTATATTTTACATATTGTAATGTTTGAGATAAGTCTACAAAGTTAACATCAGCAGTCACTTTTGGTCTATCAGATTTCTTCAAAAACTCTTGAGCTCTTATTCTAAGAAGATTAACAGCATCTTCATGATTCATAGCATCTTTTTCATCTTTGTTTAATGCTTTTGATTTAATATCATCAAACTTTATTTTTCTTATGCTAATAGTTGGATACTCTGTAATAAGAGGGCTATCAATATATTTTTCGGGTAAAAATAAATTATCAAAACCTTGAGGCATTACTCTTGTAATAATATCTCTATAATCTTCTTTAAATTTTAAACCAACTAAATTCTTTTTATACTTTATCTTAACACCTCTATCCGATCCAACACTTTTAAGCCAGTTTATATTAAAATTATCTCTTTCAAATTGGCCTCCTGCTCGGTTAAGAAAGGAGTTTTCAGAGGTTCCTAGTAAGGCAGCTAATACATTCTCTCTTACTATTCTAGAGCTAAAAGGTCCTTGTATATCACTAGAACCTTTAAAATTATGCGGAATTGCCGTCTTTTCTAGTAGTTGCTTTATCGCTCCGTCTCCGCCCTTGTTTTGGATAAAAGTATCTTCGATAAAATTATCCGCTAAATCATAAGAAATATGAAGAGCATGTACAGTAATTCCACTTAAAGAATCATCTTTTTCAATGCTTTTTATTCTAAAAGCTTGATAATTTTTAGGACCCTTTGCGAATACAATTCTGCCAGCTTTTATTTCATCAAATAGTTTCCCATTTAATGGATAAAAAAATGACATATCATATATGCCATTAATCGTTTCAGATATTATTGGATTAACAATATCTTTTAGTACTCCAAGACCTCTAGTAGAAAAGTCTTTTTCGTTTTCGCTAAATAATATAATCTTATTCATTATATCTCCCTCCAATTTGGAATCAATATCACTTCTGATAAATTCCCAGTAAACTTTAATTCTGTAGTTTTATTTGCGTCTAAATAAAAAGTATCTCCTGTAGCTTTGTTATCATAGTTTACATTATTTCTATGAATTACATCAGCCTCACAATCTATATCCACATAATCTGTAATACCTTTAATACTTAAAATTTGAATTCCATTTTTTATAATCCCTATTGTTCCTGTTCCTTTTATTTTTAAAAATGGATAAACATTAGCATTATAATCGTTTTTCAAACTCAAAGTACTAGACCCTATAATTTTACTCTTTCCAGATACTAGATATTTATGTGGATTTAAAGACATATTTATAGAAAAAGCTAAAAGTACTCCATCATCTAAGACTTCTTTAATATCAATAGCTGTAACTCTATATTTCCAAAATCTATCAGGACTAGTTTCAAATTTTAGCTCACCTGTGGTACCAAAATAATCTATAAGTTCAGTTCTTTTACACTCAGCATGACCTATAAGCATTATAGGAATATTCTGGTATGTCCCTCTGTCAATTATAAGAGATCCATCTCTTCCGCTAACAAATTTTTCCTCAACATTTCGCACAGGTTTAGGAATTGAGGGCAATTCACTAAAAACTATTTTTAAATCACTACAATTTTTATCATTTATAAGTATCAAGCCGTTTGCCCCCTTCCTATATTCTGTCTCTTAAGCTCATCTCCTATACGTCTAACTAGATTTCTAACATCTTCTTTAGTATTATTCTCAACTTTTTCAATATTAATATTTATATTACCTTTTCCTCCGGAAGAGTATTCTTTATTTTCTTTTTCTGTTAATACTCTTTCACCTCTATGAAGATGTGCTCTATAACCATCATGAGGTACATATTCTATACCGCTCGCATGGTATGAAGGTGCAACACTAGGATTACGGTCGTATTTGCCTCTATAAATAGATTCATAAATTTGTTGAGTAACTTCTCTTCTTGTTATAGTATAAGACTTGTTTTCATAACGAATATTATTTAATTCATCTGCTGTTCTCTTTGCCCCACCTGTAAGTTTACTAAAAAAGCTCAATTGTTTTCCAGTTTCAAGATTTATTTGAGACGTAAGTTCTGGAAAAGCTTCGTATAATTTCTTTAACCCACGATTTCTTATATTATCGCATTGTTGTATCATTTGAGCCTTATAATAGTCAGCATCCTGAACCATAGTATCATAATTTCTTTTTTGCTCCGCTGATAACTCTCTTCCAGAAGCCTCAATATTTGTCTTATAATCTATAGCTGCATCCATTCTTTTTTTATACTCGTCTTCTGCAGCTTGTATACCTTTATCTCTTTCTTCATTAAACTTCTTTATTGTGTCTTCAATGGTTTTTGAAGTTATTTTTGCTTTGTTTTTTGAAAGATTTTCAAGCAACAATTCTTGTTCGTTTTTGCTCCTCGTAACAGCTCTTATTTCCTCTGTAGCTAACTCTTCATAAATTTCTTCTATTCTTTCTTTCTCTTCTTGTGAATTCTCTATGCCTTTATTTTTAATCTCTTCATAAAGTCTAATCAACTCATCTTTTAATTCTGTTACCTTATTAACTCTTTCGGTAGCTAGACTATTTGTATCATCTAAGATTTGTTGCTTTTGTTCTGCGGTTAAAGTAGTAGACATAGAAAAGATTTCTTGATATTTTGAGATAGTTTCATCTTTTTGAGTATTTATATCTTGAATTACCTTATCAGCCATTTGGCTTGTAAGCGCCGTAACCTGTTGCACTCCTTCAGAAGTCATAGGGATAATGCCTGCATACAATTCTGTGGTTGCAAGCTTTGCTTTATCTGATAATTCAAAAAAAGCTTCCGCTTTCTTTTTAGTTTCTTCTGATAATTTCAAGGTAGTTTTTTCAGAGCTTTGAATAATTTGACCGTTTGCGCTCTCAACCTCAACACTCGTAGTCTTAACAACGTCTGCAAAATGATTTGCAGCGGGAGTTGCTTTTTCTTCAAAGCCTTTATAAATTGCGTATCCGCCTGCTGCAACACCTAGTGCAATTAACCCCCAAGGTGTAGCTGAAGCTGCTGCACTTGCTATTGCTGAACCTGTTCCCGCTAATGCTGTACCCATACCTGTAGTAGCTGTTGTTGCGACAGTAGCTGTTGTTGCGACTGACTTAAAGCCTAAACCAAATAAGGATAATCCTGTTTTAGCTAGTTCGTATGCTTTTGGTAGTTTACTTGCAGCAGTTAAAATTCCTCCTAAACCCTTTATAAGTGGACCTGCTGCAATTAACCCCACACCCCATTTTAGATATAAGGATTGAGTAGCGTCATCAAGAGAAGTAAACCAATCTACACCTTTTTCTATTTTTGCAAATACTTTTTCAAGAACAGGTAGTATTTTAGCTCCCATTTCAATAGCTTTATTTTTGACTCTATTTAGAGCCCTAGCGAATCTTTCAGCAGGTGTAGCATCTATTTTATCAAAAGCTTGTTGAGTTGCTCCTGCACTCTTTTCCATTTCCGCAAGAATCTCATTATATTCTTTACCTTCTTGGTTTGCTAAAACCAATGCAGCAGAACCTGCTTCAACCGAACCGAACATATCTTTTAATGTTTTACCATTCTTTTGTGCATATTGAGAAAGCATATTTAAGATTTCAGATGTACTCTTTCCTTCTGCTTTAAGTTCTGCAAATCCTTTTTTAGTTAGCTTTCTTAAAGCCTTGTCTGTATCCGAACCGGACTTCGTAATTTCTGATAACATAGACTTTAGGTAAGTTCCAGCTTCTGCCGTTGCAATACCATTTTTAGTAAGTACTGCATAAGATGTAGACAATTCCGTTATGTTAAAGTTAGCACTAGAAGCAATTGGGATAACTTTACCCATACTAGATGCCAACTCATCTACAGTTGTTTTACCTAAGTTTTGAGTAGTTATAAGTAAATCAGATATTCTTGTAGTGTCTTCAGCTTTTAGCTTATATCCATTCAGAGCTGTAGTTAAAACATCAACTGCTTTAGCTCCTGAAGTGAATCCACCTTTAGCCAATTTCATAGCCTCAGTGGTAAAACCTATTGCTTTTGTCTGATCCACACCTGCAGATATAGAACCATAAACAGATTCCGCAAATTCATTAACTGCAATATTAGCATCAGAAGATGCTTTCAAAATATCTTTCTTGTATTGATTATAATCAACTTGATTCTTATCTAAAAGCGTTGATACTTTAGCAAAACTAGATTCAAAATCTATTGTCATTTTAGTTGCAGCGGTTGCTAAACCTAGAAGAGGAAGTGAAACAAACTTTGTTAGGTTTCCCCCTAATTTGCTTAGACTAGCTCCTGTATCACCAAGTCTAGAAAAAGTTCCATTAATTTTTTTTGCTTCTGAATCAATTAGCATCCCAGCTTTTTTCATTCCAGAAGCAACTTTATCTGATTTTACAATAATCTCTGTAGAAATCGGAGGAAGTCCTATAGTGCCTGCACTCATTGTTTAGCCCCCCTTTCTCTAATTTTCTTTAAGTCAGGTTTAGTCTGACTTAGTCTCCAAAAGTCTTTTAAAGCTTCTCTACCACCCTCAGTAGAGTTCATTGAGTATATCCAACTATCCCTTTTTATTAATAAATAAATAGGTAAAGGGAGGAGGTTTAAGTCAAATATAGAGCACTTAGCATATTCGCTCATACGCTTTTGCTCACCCGTAATTTGCATAAACTCCTCCTCCCATTTTTCATAACCAAAGTATTTTTCAATCACTGCTTTTCTTACTTTCGGATTTTCAGGAAGGGGGATTCTTAGTTTGGGTCTGTTGCAATATCGATAGACATTGTCGCTATTAATTGCCACAGATAAACTACAGTTGGTCTTGTAAGAGCCTTAACTTCATCAACAGATATTTTTATTTTTTCGTCGTTATTGGATAAAAACTCTGCAAGAAGTTTACATTGGTCAAATAGACTTCCGCCTTCTTCAATCTTAAGCATTTTTTCAAATTGTAAAATATTTATGTCTTTAATATTTAAAACTTTTTCTCCAAGTTTTACTGTAATTCTACGATTCATTAATTCGTTTAAATCTATTAATTTATCCATTTTATGCCACCTCTTCTTCAATTTCAGCCAAGAAATCTTTAACTTTTTCTATTGCTGAAATTTCAGCATCAATAACAAGCTCTTTATCAGCAAACTCAATACTAAAACCATTACCAGCTTGACCTATCATTGTGAAACGGAGTTTCTTTCCATCTTCTTTTTCGTGTACAAATCTTAATAATACTGTTTTGTATGATTTGTTGCTTCCACCAAAAGTAAGCTTTTTAATTTTCTTCACTGCATCTTCTGTAAATTTTGCTGCAGAAAGTTGTGCTAATCTCTTTAAGTCCCAAGACAATACACCGGTTTTTGCTGAGATTTCTTCACCTTTTAAAAATCTTCTAACTATTTTTCCATATTGATTTTTTACGTCATAAGTTTCAGGCTTGTATTCTACTGTAAAACCGCCTTGACAATGTCCTACATTGTTTTCAGCTTTTTCAATTTCTGTATGCGCAGGAACTGCATTTCCAGTAAACTCAGTAACATATACTTCACCTGCTCCAAATATGATTTCATCTTTCATTATTTTTTCTCCTTCTATAAAATTTAACAATAAAAAACTGAGTACTATCAAAATAATTATCATCTCTTAAAATTCCACCTCCACTAGGCTTTATTCTTAAAGAGTAGTTATCTATTACTATGTTTGACTCAGTTTCTTTACTACATATATTTTCTTTTACTTTTTCTCTTAAAGTCTCTATCTCATCATAATCACTTCCATATATACGAACTTCTAAAGTAGCTTCATTAAGCTCCTCATGCGTATTTTCAGTCAGATTATAACTACAGATAGGTTCTTGTTCACTCATCCCTATAACAGGGCTAAATTTTAATCCTGTGGCTTTGTCGAGGAGTTTTTTAATTACATGACTTAACATATTAATCCACCCCCAATAATCTTTTTATATCGCCTAATCCTTTTTCTTTAGCTCTAAGTAAGAACGGATTAGGTTTTTGTCCCTTAGTTACAAAAAAAACTTTTTTCCCTTTATATATTGTTGATACTTTCCAGGATGATTTTCTTCCATTTCCTCCTTTAGCATAGATCCCTGTTCCTTGATGAACGTAAGGCGCATACTCTAAGTTACTACCAACAACTGCTTTTAACTCTCCTTTTTTCTTTGAAGCTCGACTAAAGATAGAAGCCCTTAGTCTTCCTGTATCAGATGGTGCCTCTTCAACTGTCTTTCCTTTTAAATACTCTCCGGCAATCTGAACTTTTCCGAATAATATATCTTCAAGTTCAGTGCAAGCTTTATCAAAGCCACCTTTCACATCTGATGTATTAATTTTAATATCTACCATATTTCCACTTCCTTAAGCGATACTTGAGCCAGCCTGTTAGAATTATCTACATCTAACACCTCATACTTTTTATTGTCTTGTACAAGTCTAAATTTATTTGCTTTTAAAAATTTAGCATAAGTAACCGCATTATGAGTAGTCTCTGTATGTCTATATTTATCTTTACTAACAAATTGACTAGCTTGGTATATACTAACATTAATTTTATCTTTTCGTTCAATCCAGCTCAATTTTTTAGCGCCTGAGGGAGATTCTGTTTCTTTAAGTTCAAAGACTTTAGTTGATACCATTCTACTGTTTATGCTCATAGTTAAGTCTCCTATAGCTTCTGAGCTTTCTTTTAATTCGCTCAGGAATATCCACACAATATCCTGTAGATACCCCTGAATTACTTTCATTTGTTAGACCCTCAACCCCTAGAGTATTAAATCTAAAAGCCATTAAATCTTTAATTATAGACTCAATATTTAATTTGTTTAACTCTTCCTCTGTTCGGTGGGTAAAGTCCATAATATCAGAAATGGAGTCTTGATAAAGACTTTCTAAATCTGCTAACTCCATTCCTGGTCTTTTTTTCATTTCCTCAATTACTTTGTCTTTATCAAGCATTTCTATCTCCTATTTATCTTT